AATTTTTGTTACTACCAACGCCGCCACCAACCTACGGTTTAACCTTACGCAAAGCGCGGGCACTGCAACTCCACAGGCGGGCAGTTGGTATAGAGTCAGAAAAGTAGCAACCAATTCAGGCAACTTCGTCGCTTAAGGAACAAACATGGCCACCTTATCCAGCCTCACCCCGCCAAGCAATGTAACGACTGCGACCAATACGCAGACGATGTCCAACAAGACGTTGACCAGCCCGACGGTCAATAGCGCAACGCTGAACACGCCCACAGTGACTGGCTACACAGAGAGTCTCGCGGCGATTGGTACGGTGACTACTGCTTATACATTGGTGATTACGAGCGGTACGGTTTTGACTGCCACCCTTACGGCAAGCACAGCCTGTACGTTCACGATGCCTACTGCCACTGCTGGTAAGTCTTTCATGTTGATATTGACGCAAGCCGCCGGTGGTAGTGGGACAGCAACATTCACTGGTGTTAAATGGCCCGCAGGCGTTGCACCAACAGTCACAGCAACTGCGAGTGCCGTGGACATATTTTCTTTTGTTGCCAATGGCACGAGTTGGTTTGGTAACTATCAACAGGCGTTTGCATAATGTTTGCGGGTCGCAATTTCATTACTACCAATAGCACCCTAGTCCCTGTACAACTACTCATTGTTGGCGGTGGTAATAATGGTGGCTATGCTGGTGGCGGCATCCTCAGCGGAACTTTTTTCCCCGCTGCTGGCGGCGGTGGCGCTGGGGGGGCTTTATTTGCAGACGCAGCCGCAATTCGGGGCACAACGTACACCATTACTGTTGGTGGTACTGGTAGTAGTAGTTCTGCTTTTTCACTAGGTGGGTCCGGCGGCGGTCTTGGTGGCAACACCGGAAGCGGCAACGGCAATAACGGCGGGTCTGGTGGCGGTGGTGGAGCGCCTTTAGGTAATGGCGGTGCTGGCATTAGCGGTCAAGGTTATGGGGGCGCTAGTGGTTTGGGCGGCGACGCTCAGGCGGGCGGCGGCGGCGGTGCGGGCGGTGCGGGCGGGTCGGGTGGCAATAACTTGGTTGGTGGTCCCGGAGTGGTGGATTTTTTAGGCAATACTATTGCTCGCGGCGGCACGGTTGCTGTTGGCAGCGATGGGGCCAACGGGTCTGTTTATGGCGATGGCGGGGGTGGCCCCGGAGCGTCAGGCGGCGCGGTTTGTTGCCAATATCAAAGTTATAACGCTGGGTCTGGCTATCAAGGCTGCGTTCAAATTAAATATCCAAGTTCTTACGGCGCCCCCAAAACTATAACTGGTACTTATGCGCTCACTATTTCAAGCGGGTACAGAATCTATGTTTTCTCTGGCTCTGGCTCAATACTATTCTAAGGATAAACATGGCTTATTTTGCTGAACTAGACGAAAACAACACTGTGCTTAGAGTCATCGTGGTCGGAGATCCTGATGCCACAGATGAAAACGGAAACGTGTCTGAACAAAAAGGCATTGAGTTTTGCCAAGGGCTATTTGGCGGCAATTGGAAGCAAACATTTTTGCCATTCACCATCCGCAAAAATTATGCAACTGTTGGTTCTGTTTATGATGAAGCCAAGGATGCATTCATTCCGCCAAAACCGGAAGATAACCAATACGGGCATTTTGTTTTTAACGAAGAATCGTGCAAGTGGGATTTTGTACAAGACTTCAAAGCAATAACAGCAGACACTCCGCAGGGGCCGCCCGATGTCATTGCTTAGTAAACCTATAGCCGCAGGCAATTTGTCTGGTTCGGTATTTGATTTTGAAGTGGCTGGGGACATTTTGCCCATGCACATCCACAACGAATCAACTGCACACATCACGATTGTTGCTAGGGGTTCTATAAAAATGCGCGGCATTGATTGGGAACGTAAATACGAATGTGGTGCCATATTGGACTGCCCTGCTGGTCAAGCTCATGAATTTGTGGCGCTCGAAGACAACACAAGAATTGTGAACATCATAAAAACAACAAATCTCCAAACAACAACGCCGTAAGGATGTGACTGAAATGGATGCTCAGAGCCTGATCAACATTCTTGTGGGTGCTTGTAATTTCTTCGGCGGCTGGATGATTAACAGCCTCTCCAGGTCCATCATAAGAGTAGAAGACAAGCTCTCTGAGCTGCCCTTGATTTATGTCACCAAAGACGACTACCGCGACGGCAAGCTGTACCTCTGGGATGAAAACCAGTTGCAATGGGTTGAACGCGTTTAAGGCAAAATATGGAAGACTTTCTAGCCGTCATCAACACGCTCTGGCCGATTGCTGTCGGCTTCACCGCGCTGGTGTTCTGGCTGGCCAAGTCTCACTCCGACATCGAGCAGTTGAAAGAGAAGGTTCGTACGCTGTTTGAGTTGTTCAACGAGAAACTCAAGGGGAAAGAATAATGTTTACCATCCTCTCTACTATCCTGGGCTTTGTTTCATCGGGCTTGCCCAAGGTTCTTGATTTCTTTCAAGACAAGTCAGACAAGAAACATGAGCTGGAACTAGCCCGCATCCAGAACGAGCGCGAGCTGGCCATGGCAGAGCGCGGCTTCGCGGCCCAGCAGAAAATTGAAGAGATAAAGTTAGAAGAAGTTCAGACCGAGGGCTACTACAAAGAGCGTGAGGCTTTATACCAGCACGACATGAAGATTGGTGAAGGTGCCTCGCAGTGGGTGATCAACCTCCGCGCCTCTGTCCGTCCTGTTGTGACTTACTTGTTTGTGGCACTTCTGGTCGTCGTAGACGTCAGCGGCATCTGGTGGGCGTGGTCGACTGGCGTGGATTTTGCCAAGGCCATGGAACTTTGCTTCGACGACCAAGAGATGCAGATTCTTGCCACCATCATCGCTTTTTGGTTCGGTAGCCAAGCATTCCAGAAAAAATGAGGGTGTCCGATCGTGGTCGAGCGCTTATCAAGCATCATGAAGGTGTTAGGCCCAAACCATATAGATGTCCGGCGGGACTCTGGACGGTTGGAGTCGGACACCTCATCGGTGACGGCAAAACGCTGCCGCCAGAGTGGAATCGAACACTCTCGCCGGACGAAGTTGATCGGCTACTTGCGGCTGATCTTCGACGTTTTGAAAGTGGTGTTCTTCGTCTTTGCCCTGTATTACTTACTCAAGGGCAATTCGACGCCTTGGTCAGTTTTGCCTTTAACTTGGGATTAGGTGGGTTGCAGCGCAGCTCTGTGCGTATGTGCACCAACCGCGGCGATGAAAAGGGTGCCATGCGCGGCTTGATGAAATACACTAAGGCTGGCGGCAAAATCCTGCCTGGATTGGTCAAACGCCGAAAAGACGAGTCTGCTCTTTACGCATCATGAATAAGTTGCCTGGAGGTTGTTTTCTAGGCCATAATTCAAGCAAAACGGACGCATGCTGCATCAGCTGCTGACACTTCGGAGAGTGTATGAGCTATAGCATGACGTACGACAGCCTGCTGGTAGACATCAGACGCTACCTAGAGCGCGGCTTCACGGAAGAAAGTGACCCGATAGTCTATGATCAGTTGCCACGTCTTGTGACGTTTGCGCAGCGCCGTTGTGCGCGCGACCTGAAAATTCAAGGGTTCATCCGTGCAGTCCAACTGCCTTTTCAGGTTGGTTTGGCCGTCTACCTCAAACCAGACCGCTGGCGCGATACGGTCTCTATGACTGTTGACGGCGTGCCAATATTCGCTCGTTCTTACGATTATTTGCGCAACTATTGGCCTGACGAAGCCCAAACCGGCACGCCGCAGTTCTACGCTGATTATGACTTCCAGCATTGGCTTTTTGCGCCAACGCCGGACGCGGCTCAAACTCTTGAGATCCTTTATTACGAACAACCGGCGCTGCTCGGCGATGACCTTCAGACCAATTGGCTGACCGAATATGCTCCAGATCTTATTCTATACGCTTCTCTTTTGGAGGCAACTCCTTTCCTCAAGAAAGATGAGCGCATACAAACTTGGCAAGCGATGTACGAGCGCACTGCGCAAGCGGTCAACAACGAAGATCTCAAGCGCATCCTCGATCGTTCCGCGACTAGGAGTGAAGCATAATGACGACGTACACCGACGTATTCGGCGGCGCTAACATCTACCCTAGCGAGATCAGCTATAGCGCTTTGACGCTGACTGCTGATGTCGTATTGAATTGGCCAGAAGAGACTTCGGTCAATACCAATCTGGCAACGCGCATCATCAATATTTCCTCGGCAAGCGCTGGTTTCAGCATTTACCTGCCGGATGCGATGAAGTCAGGTGTCGGTAACACGATCCTGTTCAACAACGTCGGCGCTCAGACAATCACAGTCCGCAACGCTGGCGGCACACAAGTTGTGACGGTGGCCGCAAGTCAGTTGTGGCAGATTTACTTAACCAACAACACCACGGCCAATGGAACTTGGAGTGTGCTGCAATACGGCGCTACGACTTCCACCGCCAATGCTTCTTCTCTTGCAGGCACAGGCATTGTCGCCGTCGGCACCCTTTTGAGTCAGTCTGTCCCTGTGACTCAGTTCAGCATCAATTACACCGCTGCTGTCACAGACAGAGCCAAGATGTTCAACTGGACGGGTGCTGGTGGTGTTTTCACTTTGCCTTCAGCAGCAAGCGTCGGCAACAACTGGTTCTGTTACCTGCGCAACAGCGGATCTGGCGCGATCGTCGCTACGCCGCCAGGAAGCGTTCTGATCAATGGGTTGGTGTCTTTGAGTTTGCAACCCAATGATTCAGCCATCATCGCCAGCGACGGCACCAATTTTTACACCATTGGTTACGGTCAGTCTGCTGTTTTTGCTTTCGACTACACCGTTGTCAACGTCCCTGGAACAGGCAATTACACGCTCAGCGGCTCTGAGCTAAACAGAATCTCTTATCGTTTCACCGGCGCGCTGACGGGCAACCGCAACATCATAGTGCCCGTTACAGTTCAGCAATACTGGGTGGACAACGAGACGACTGGGGCGTACACCTTGAATGTGCGCACCTCGGCTGGCACCGGCGTTAACGTCGCACAAGGTGCACGGGCGATCCTTTATTGCGACGGCTCAGACGTATTGAATGCTAACACGGCGGGCATCTCGTTGCCGATCACGGTTGCGCAAGGCGGCACCAACGCGACTACTGCTGGCGCGGCGTTGATCAACTTGGGCGGCACCGGCGTCGGCATTTCATTGTTCACAGCGGCAAGCCAAGCCGCGGCTTATTCGGCACTTGGCGTCGCTCCGGCTAATGTTGTTGTTGGCGGGACATTCTAATGCCAGAAAGCACAATGGTCTTGAAGTCCAATCCCGGAATCAAACGGGATGGGACAAAGTATGAAGGCGACTTCTACGTCGACGGCCAATGGGTGCGTTTCCAACGTGGGTTGCCGCGCAAGATGGGCGGCTACCGTTCATGCAACAAATATCTGTCTCAAATCAGCCAAGGCTCCACCAATTACACCTCACAAGATTTGATTTACTGCCATTCCGGCGGCATTTCTTCTCTGGAGCGATTCACGCTTGATTTTTCAGCTAACAGCTCAGTTGTGTCAAGCAGAACTCCAGCTGGGTTGACGTCTAGCCCTTACAACCGATGGATGTTCGACTATCAATATGATTCGTCCAGCAACCTAGCCTACATCATAGCGCACGTTTCGCCTAACGGCCAATCCGTCATGAACGCTGTAGGCGGTGAAATATACTACGGCGATGTTTATGGGACATCCGCGTTGTCTGCCATAACGCTCAAACCGAATACCACAGCGACTGGCGGCATCGTAGTGTTGCACCCTTACTTGATGTACTATGGCAATTCAGGGACCATCACGTGGTCTGTTGCTGGCAACCCCACCGACTTCGCTGGTGCTGGTTCTGGTGTAGCCCGAGTTTGGGGCACAAAGATCATAAAAGGCATTCCGCTGCGCGCTGGCTCTGGCACAGCACCGGCTGGAATCTTCTGGGCTTATGACGCTGTATTGCGCTGCACATTCACCGGCGGCGCTACTGTTTTCCAGTTCGACACCATCGCCACAGACACCTCGATCATCTCCGCAGACAGCGTTGTTGACTACGACGGTGTGTTTTACTGGGCTGGCGTCGACCGTTTCTTGATGTTCAATGGTGTAGTCCGAGAAGTGGCCAACCAAATGAACCTCAACTATTTCTATGATGGGTTGAACAGGTCAGCCAGCGCCAAGGTCTTCGCGTTCAAAGTGCCGCGCTTCGGAGAGATCTGGTGGTGCTACCCGCGCGGCGATGCTACCGAACCGACGCACGCCGTCGTCTACAATGTGCGTGAACAGACTTGGTATGACACCGAGTTGCCCAATGGCGGCAGATCTTCCGGCTCCTTCAACAACTGGTTCGCTTCACCGTTGTTGACTGGTCTGGTTGACAGCGGCTCAGGCTACCAGACTTGGATTCATGAGCAAGGCACGGACGAAGTTTTTGGTTCTACCGCTTACCCCATCCAGAGCTATTTCGAAACCGCCGACCTTTCGCGTCTGGTACAAGGCGTTGATGAAGCGCTGCGAATCACAATGATCGAACCTGATTTTGTGCAGTCCGGTGAGATGAGTGTGCAAGTAACAGGCCGCGCAAATGCTCGTGCTCCGGAAGTCAACAGCCGCATTTTCACGTTCCCGCAAACAGCCGACGAACCTTACCAACAGATCGTGATGCTCAAAGAGCAGCGCCGCGAGTTGCGCGTTCGTTTCGAATCTAACCAAGTCAATGGCGACTATCAGATGGGTCAAATCATCGGTCACTTCGACAGCGGCGACAGGACGGTGCTCGGATAATGAGAATACAAATCACATTCCCGACGGGCATGAGCCTTACAGACTGGGCAGACCAAGTCGCACTGGACTTGGATCCGTATGGCGCGTTCGGTCGGTTGTCGGACGAATCGAAATGGCAAGACTGGGGTATGCAACTTGTCAACAACGCATCGTTGAAAGAAAATCTCCCAATCCCGTACAATTTCGATGATTGGCGCGAATGGGCGCAGCGTTTCTGTCAGACCGTTGAATGAAATTCATAGGGTTCGATCGTGAAGATGAAGCGGAAGAGTGGGCTAGGAAACGGTTACAAATTGACGCACCGCCGTCGTTGTTTCGTTGTCTGTCTGCGGTCGATGAAGATGATGAGTTCATGTGCGTTGTCGTGATGACTAACTTCAGCGCTCGAAACATCGACCTCAGCATCGTCATCAGCGACAAGAGAGCGCCGCGGCCAAAAGAAACTGTTTCGATGTTCAACGAGATTTTTGGTTACGTTTTTGACAAGTTGCGAGTTGTGCGCGTCACAGGCCTGTTGCGCGGCAAGAATGTTGAAGCAAAACGCATCAATGAGCATTTTGGGTTCAAACCGGAAGGCATTGTCAGGAAAGCATTCGAAGATGGCGACGACCTTTGCATTTATGGATTTCTAGCAGAAGAATACCACAACCACAAGTGGTTTAGAGGGCGACATGGATAAAAACACCATCATGCGGATGGCAGAAGCCGATCCGAAATTCGGTCAGATCATTGATGCGATCGAACAACAACTCGAACGCATGCCAATTGTCGCGGAAGACCTTGATGATGCTATCAAGATGCTTGAGTTCGTCCTCAACAACCCAGACAGGTACCAAGAAGTAGCTGAAGCCGCTGTCAGAGACGGTGTCATCGACGCACGACAACTGCCGCCGCAGTTCGATGCTGTGTTTATCATTTCGCTTCTGGTTGCGCTGTACGGTTTGCAAGACCGTCTGCACAAACGCGGTTATGCTCGCGGCGGTCTGACTGTTGCCGCGCGCAAGGTTGCTGCTGCTGGCCGCGGTGGCGACAGCATGCTGGCCCATATCAATCCGCGTGAAGCGGCAATGTTGCAGGCCATGGGCGGTTCTGGCACCATCAACCCGCACACCGGCCTTCATGAATATAAAGGGTTCCTCGGAAAGGTTTTGAGCGTTGTCGCCCCTATCGCTTTAAGTTTCATTGCTCCTGGGATCGGAACCGCGATTGGTAGCGCATTGGGCGCTGGTACAGCATTTGCGCCGATCGTGGGCGGTGCTGTCATGGGCGGGTTGACTTCAGCGATCAGTGGCGGTAACCCGCTGGTCGGCGCTGTCACCGGCGGTTTGGGCGCTGGTCTTGGTGGGCAATTGGGTTCAACCATCGCCCCTGGAGCCAGCGAAGGTGTGCAATCGGCTATTGGCAGCGGCTTGATCGGCGCTGGCGCTTCTGCATTGCAAGGCAAAAATCCAATCACGGGCGCTCTGACCGGCGCGGCTTCTGGATATCTCGGCAGCTCCTTGAGCGATTCTGGATTGCCGGAAAGCGTGATTCGCGGTTTGCGGGGTGCCGGCAACGCTTTGACTGCCGGTGGAGATTTGAAACAAGCCGCATTGAGCGGGTTGGCCTCTAGTTTGATGGGCAACGGCACGCAAAAACCAGCACCGATCGAAGATCGTTCAATGCCAGCAGACGGCGTGTACCGCAATCCAGAATATTTCCCCAACGGCCAGTCGACCATCCAAGGCAGCCCGCAGACGACGAACATGGTGCAAGGGCCGGACGGCGTCATGCGCAACCCGGATTATTTCGGCAATGCAGCTCAAACGCCAGCACAACAAGCTGTGCAAGAAACTTCGCAAAGCAAGTCTGGATTGTTCGGCGGTTTGAACGCGAAAACACTTATCGGCGGCGCGCTCGCTATAAATGCTCTCACGTCAGCGCCGCCAGATGTGCAAAAAGCAGTTCAAGGATTGACCCCTGAACAACAAGCCTATTTCAATCGTCCATCCATACAGTGGGATTGGAACAAGTTGCAACAAGACGCAAATCAAGCGAATTTGAGTTTGGACCAATATATGGCCCGTTATTGGCCGCAAGTCACTTCCGGCCAATACAATCTGCAAACGCCCAAAATGGCTGGCGGCGGCGCATTGAGCAATATCGCTCGTATGGCGCGCGGCGCTGGCTCTGGTCGCGCAGACACCATCGACGCTAAATTGTCTGATGGCGAATATGTAATGGACGCAGAAACTGTTGCGCTCTTGGGTGACGGTTCCACTGAAGAAGGTGCGCGCCGTTTGGACGAAATGAGAGCAAAATTGCGTAAACAAAAAGGCAAAGTGCTGGCAAAAGGCAAATTCAGCCCCGCGGCTAAATCGCCTCTTGCGTACATCCAAGGAGCCGCGTGATGGGAAGTTTATTCGAAGGTTCGCCGCAAGCAGCGACGTCTTACGTCACCACAACTTCGGACCAGCCGAAATGGTTGCAAGACGCAATTTACAATCAGATCCAAGTTGCGCAAAACATCGCCAACAAGCCTTACCAATCGTACGACATGCCTACGGTTGCAGAGCTATCGCCGCTGCAGCAAAAAGCGTATCAAGATGTTGTAGGAAATCAAGGTGCGTGGAAAGAAAATTTAGGTGCTGCTCAATCTGGGATGCAAAATTTGGCCGGCAAAACTACAGCCGGTGATTTGACTTCAGCGCAAAGCCAATACCTTCGTCCTGGTGATATCGCCACCAATTTGAATGCCGCGCAACAAGCATTCGGCCAAGCTAGCAGCATCGACCCGTCTGCCGCTGCTCAGCCTATGTTCTCTAAGGCTGCAGGCTTAGATGCTTATGGTGCCGCTCAACCGTTGCTTTCACAAGCAGCTGGGATGAGTCCGACGTCTTCTGCCTCTCCATATTTTAGTCAGGCCAACCAAGCGACAGGACAAGCGTTGTCAGGTAGCGCCCTGCAATCGGCCAATCCGTACCTCAATGCGGCTGCGCAATCTTCCGCAGCCAATGTTGGTTCTTATATGTCGCCTTTCCAACAAGGCGTGCTAGACGTGATCGCAAAACAAGGTGCTCGCAACCTGAGCGAAAACCTTTTGCCGGCGGTTTCCGATCAATTCATCCGTGCAGGCCAGTTTGGTTCTAGCCGCATGGGAGAGTTTGGATCGCGTGCTTTGCGCGACACGCAAGAAGCAATCCTGAATCAACAAGCGCAAGCAGTTCAACAAGGTTACGGACAAGCACTCGCGGCAGCAGGAACCGATCTTTCTCGCCAAGGACAACTGGCAAGTACAGCAGGACAACTCAGCGGCAATGACTTGTCGCGCCAACTGCAAGGCGCGGCCCAATACCAAAATCTTGGCCAAGCTGCTGGTCAGCTCACCGGTCAAGAACAGCAAAACCTTGCGAACATCGGACAGACTTCTGGCCAGCTGACTTCGCAACAAATTCAGAACATGACCAACCTAGGCCAAGCGCAAGGTCAGTTGTCCAACCAACAAATTCAGAACATGACCAACCTAGGCCAAGCACAAGCCGCGGCAGGACAAGCACAACAGAACTTGGGATTGACTGCGGCAGGACAAGCGCAACAAGCCGCGGCTGCAGATTTAACGAGGCAACAAGGTGTTTTGAGCAACATTGCCACTATGGCGCAGCAAGAACAAGGCATGCGCGCGGCAGACGTCGCCGCTTTGGAAGCCGCGGGCCAAGCGCAACAAGCTCAAGAGCAGGCACAGCTCAACGCGGGTAAGTCACAATTCGACGCCGAACAACTTTACCCGAGGCAACAAGCCGATTGGTTGAGCACGCAAATCCGCGGGTTGGCCCCGATAACGCCGCAAACCACTAGCCAATCTGGCACGACGACTGGTGCGACCTATTCACCTTCGCCCTTGTCGCAGCTAGCTCAGGGTTACTTCGTCGGTAAAGCAGCCAATTTGATTTAAAGGATTGAGCGATGGGATACGAACTCGACAGGTTGGTGCGTCAATACGGTTTGAGCACACCTACCATGCAACGTTATTCTGGTGATGTCAAACCGACAGCGCCGGTTGCACCGACGCCTTACACCGGCACGGATAAAACCGCAAAAGCAAACTACCAGACCGAGCTGGAAAAATATAACACAGACCTTGGCACGTACAATACCAACTTGCAAAATTACAACGCGGATCAAGCTGCTTACAACCAGTACCGAGAAGACTACCGCAATCGGCTAATGAACACGCCGATGTATTTGAACAAGCAATTCGATACCGCATTGACGCCAAATTATGTGAACCCGCGTCGCTCAACTTCAACGACACCGCCTTCAACGTCGGACGGCAACGACATCAGCACTGAGGTGATAGTTTATGGGCCGGATGGGAAACTGTACTCTTCGCCTAGGGAGGCAAAAAACGCCGGTGTCTTTGATTATTCTATGGAATCGCCGCGCGTCCCGTATGACCCTAACCGTGAACTTTACAAACAGACCGGCAGCTATTACGGCAACTTGTTGCGCGCTCCTTCGTATTCCGGCACCAACACGCAAGATGCAACTTCCGGGATTTCGAACTATTACAACCTAACCCCTGGAACCGGTCCAGGTGGTCAGAATTTAACGTTCAACAATGGTTTGCGCGGCTATTACATCAACGGTGCGGCGCCAAATCCACTCTCTCTAGCGTTCAATACTATTAACTCTTTGCCCGCCGGAGTACCCGCTGGAGCGCAATGGGATGCAACCAAAAAACAATATTTCGTCCCCTACGCTCACGGCGGCGGTGTGCGCACGCATTATGACGAAGGCGATCTCGTCGACCTGAGCAAAAAATACGACAATCCGGACGAAATGAGCAATGTCAGTCCTGGATTCATCAACAATGCGATGGCGCCGCAGGATACGTCCGGCGTTCCTATGGCGATGGTCACGCAACGGCCAGCGATGCCGCCGCAACCGCAAGCCGCGGCTACAGAGATGCCCAAAAGCAATCTGGAAACTATCATGGCAACTTTGGCAAAATACACGGGAACCGGCCCAGACTATGCCAACGAACTCAGAACAGCAAGAACCGCCGCCAAAGCGGAGTCTGACAAGTTTGCCCAAATGATCCAAAACGCGATGGGAAATCAGTCGTCTGCGCCTTCGAAAGAAGAGTTGTATTGGAAACTTGTTTCTGCTTTTGGCTCGCCCACAAAGACGGGCAAATTCAGCGAACAACTTTCCAATGTTGGTTCGGTCGCGGCAGATTATGCAAAGTCTGTGCGGGAAGCGCAAAAAGCTGATCTCTCCACCAAGATGCAGCTCGCACTCAAAGGTCAAGAGCTGAAAGTTGCCGGTGCCAAAGAAGACCTCACGACTCTGCGCACCCTCGCCGCAGAAGACATGAAAGACAAGCGCACAATCACGACAGAATTGCTCAAAGAATATGTCAAGTCTGGTGAGCCGCAAAGCACCGCCGGAAAACAAGCGAAAGACGAAGGTCTGAAGCCTGGAACGCCTGAATACCAAGCCCGCGTTAAAGCTATCGCGGCCAGCAACCTGGAAGCGCAAACTGCTAAGATCGAATCGTTGCTTGCCGGAATCAGCACCGCGCAAGCTAATTTGTTGTTGAACCAAGCTAGATTCGATTACGCCAAAGAAAAAGACACCAAGTTGACTCCCGCGGAAGTCAAGATGAAGTCTGAAACCGAAGAGATCATCGGCAACGCCGATCAAGCGCTGAAAGACATCCAGCAAGCATACAAGCTGAATCCGAACACGTTTGATTCTTCGTTGATGGATAAAGGCACTCGCCTGTTGTTGGAAAACACCAGCAGCAACGACCCAAAAGTTGTGGCGACGCGCACCATGGAAAACTTGCTCAGCAAAGAAGCAATTGGGAAGTTGCGCGCATCGTTTGGCGCCAACCCGACAGAAGGCGAACGTGCAATCTTGCTGCAGCTGGAGGGCATCAACTCCAAGAGCAGAGAAGAACGCGCCGCGATCATGCGCAACACTTATGAAGCACTCAAGGCTTCTATCTTGCGAAATAAAAAACGCCTCAACGAGATCAACGCGGGTCTGTACAGAGACACCGCGCAAACCGGAGGGCTTGAGTGATGGCCGATATGACCCTTTCCGATCTCGTTCTCAACAAGAAACGCCCTGCCGACCAGTTGGTTGGGGGTACACGTGCGCTGCTCGGTCAAGGTCTCGGCATGGGTTGGGGCGACGAGGCCGAAGCGTGGTTGCGGTCTAAACTAGGAGAAGGCAAATATGAAGACTTGGTACAGAAAATTCGTTCTGAATATGGTCAATATGCTCAAGAACATCCGTTCGCGTCTGGGGCTTTAGAATTTGCTGGCGGCGTTGCTCCCGGCGTCGCCGCGATGTTTGTTCCTGGTGGACAAGGCATCGGTGCGGCCCAAGCTGCACGCTCGGCTGGTACTTTCGCTAGGTTGGCCTCCAGCCCGTTGGCTAGATCCGCGTTGGCTGGCACCGTGACAGGCGGCGTAACCGGCGCTGGCGTTGCCAAAGAAGGCGAACGCGGAACTGGCGCTGCTGGCGGTGCAACGCTGGGCGGCATCCTTGGGGTTGGTGTGCCTGTCGCCGCTAGAACAGCGGGCGGCGTTGCCGACTGGGCTGCACAACGTTTGTTGCCAACCGAAGCCAAAGTTGAACAAGCAGCGCTCGGCAAAATGACTGGGGCCATGAATGAGTCTGGCGTTTCACCTAGAGACATAATCAGACGCATGGCGTCAGACCGTTCGATGGGCGTTCCTAGCGTTGTGGCTAACGTCGACGCCGGACTGGCAGATTTGGCTGAAGCGGTTGCGCAACGTACTGGCCGCGGCGCACGCAAAGTCGAGACGACGCTCAACCAGCAAAAACTTGGTGCACGCGAACGTGCGCATCAGCAATTGGTTCAAGGGTTGAACCCGCAAGATTACTATGCGCAAGAGCAAACGATGCTCGACACGCTGCGCAAAAATGCCAACAGCGTTTACGAAAAAGCGTACTCTGTTGGTGACGTCAATGACCCGATAATCAATCAAGTGCTGGCTGATCCTACGTTTGCCAAATTCTTTGAGAAAGCAAAATCGATCGCAGACAAAGAGGCGTTGGCCGCAAAGGTCTCTGGCGGCGATCCGAACAAATTCAAACTCAAGCAGATCTACGAACCTATTTACGAAACGGATGCCGCAACCGGCGCTCCGATACTCAAAGGGTTCAACATCAAAGAATCACCGGATGTGCGCACGCTGGATTACATCAAGCGCGGCATCGATGCAACGATCGATTCGGGCTTCCGCGGCGAGGGCATGAGCACCGCAGAGGCGAACGCGTTGAAGGAGCTCAGGAACCGTTTCCGCGATCGTCTGGACTTGCTAGTCCCCGAATACAAAGCGGCGCGCGGCCAATACGCCGGTGACATGGAAGTCCTCGACGCGTTGCGCAGCGGCATGAATGACTTCAGCAAGATGGATCATGAACAGATCATCAAAGCGGTCAGCGGCATGAGCGCGGCTGAAAAAGACGCATTCCGCACTGGTGTGTCACGCGACTTGTACGGCAAGATCATGAACCCTAGCGGCAACTTTAATGCCGCACAGCGTCTCATTGGTTCGCCGGAAATGCAAGCCAAATTGCAACCGTTGTTCGACAACCCAGACCAGTTCAAGTTGTTCAAGGCCGCGCTGGAACGAGAGTCGCAGTTGTATTTCCAAGCCAACAAAATCTTGGGCGGCTCACAGACCGGCAAGCGCATGCAGATGCGCAGCGAGCTGGAGAATGACTCTCAAGTCGGTAACGCCGTGGCACAAGCCGTGACCGGCGGCTGGACCAGCTCTTTGGCGAGCTTGGCCTCTCGAGCAATCCAGTCTAGCAACATGACTGAAAAGACAGCATCCAAATTGGCTGACATGCTCATGTCGAAGAACCCGAACGAAGTGGCTGCGACCGTACGCCTATTGGAAGACTTCGCCAACAAGGCTCCTGGCAAGGCTAAGAGGGCCGCGGCTATCGAGGGCGGCGTCACCACCGGCGCAACTACGTCTGTGTTCTCGCCGCCGCAAGCACCGGTTTCAAGCAACCCAAATATCGAAAGTGACACGTCAAAAATGGCGCCGCTCGAAATTGAAGGGCCGGACATCGAAGCGGATATCGAGGCTTTGAGGGCGAACCCTCAGTAAGATCAATCTCCTCCGACCGTTGTGTCGTTCAGCCCCGCCGCGTGCGGGGCTTCTTTTTCCATCATGACGGCGTTGCGGAGTTGGAGGATGATTCTGATATGCTCTGCGGCTTCATGCTGGCCATCAGCCTCGGCGCGTGCAATAGCCGCCCTGTACTGCTCTTGAGTGCGACCCCAATGCAGTCCAGGGCCAAGCACGTTACGAATGTATCCCCAAGGCATCCTCTATTGGCTTGCTGTTCTTCTTGAGAGCAGCGATCCTCGCGGTGTGAAATTTTACCATATTATCGTAGTAATCTTTCATGCGCTGGCACTCCAGAAGGCTGCGGCGCGACTCTTCTAACTCTTGTTGCGCCAACTCGTCAGCATCCGGTTTTTTGAAGACTTGGATGATCGATTCTATAAAGCTACGTTCTTTGTAGATCATTTCAGCAACTCCTTGACGCGCGCGGCGATCTTTTCTGCGACGGCCTCAACCATCACGTCGAACAAAACAGAGCTCTCAGTTGGCGGTTTTTGTTCAGGCTTGCCGCTGAGTTGAGCAACCGCTTCTGCCCGTGCCTGATCAATGGAAGAGCGCATGATCCAGGCCAATTTGTATTTGTTTGGCCTTCTTCTATTGGCAGGCAGTATCTGTTGCGCTATTTCTAACGCATCTGTGTTGTTCATGTTGATATCTTCTGTGAACAGACCTTTAAGCCGATAGAAAATCTTTTCATACTCTTGCGTCGTCCAGAAGATCTTTGTGTGCTTTTTCATGACAATTCCTTTCTAAGATGGAATCGGGGCCGCAGCCCCGATATCGTCAGAACCCTTGCGCGGTTGTCTCTTCGCCGTTGGCGTCGTCGTACTTGACTTGCACGCCGCCCTTGGCGATGTTGGAGTGGAACGCCTTAGCCGCTGAATAGACCTCAGCGCGGTCGACGGTGCCGGCCAGCTCGAACTTGACGCCGAACCAAGTGCCCTTGTCGTTGCTTTCACCGGCAGTGGTGATGCGCACGTAGTTGGCAAAGGTCGGCGGCGTATACATCTGTTCTGCGCTGTTCTTCAACTTGACTGAAGCAAGAGCCGACATCAGCATCTTCGACTTCTTGATCTGGGTGCTGGTCAGCGAAAGCAGCGCCTCAGTCCAAGCGCCCGAAGCCTCGTCCATAATCAAGACGTAATGGTTGCGGGTGTCGTTGAAGCGATCGCTCTTGGTGGGGCTGACAGAGCCGTCGGACTCAGGGGAATACAACTTGCCCTCGACCTCGACGATTTGGCCCTTGGCTCGCATCTCGGCAACTTCCTCTGGGCTGTAAGCGCCCTTGAAACCGCCGCCATTGTCACGCGCGCCCCAACGCAAGAACTCGCGGCGATACGAACACGGCACGACCACGACGCCGTCCTTGCCACTGAACAAGCGGCCTGTGACGTTCTCGAACAACATACCGGCGCGTGCGCCTTCAATGGCTGCGCCAGAGGCCTCGTCCACCTGCGGCGAACCCTTTTGCAGCACGCTCAGGAACGGGATCGCGAACGATTCCTGCCCTGCACCTTCCATACCAGCACCGGCATCAGCCGCAAAGTCCATCGCGGGGATCGCGACTGCGGTGCTCTTCTTCTCAACAACTTCGTTCTTGGTAGCCATTTGGCCCTCACTTTCTAGCATGTTGCCGCGCTCAGATACGCCGCGCGGCGTGGCGTTACTTCTTCAGCGTTATCTTGACCTTGTTGAACGGACGGACGGCGAAAGTGTCGAATGGGATGGCTCTGCCAGCCTCCATCTGCTCCTTGATGAAACTCTTGAGCGTCATCGGATGCACGCGCTCTATCATCTCACCACCCACGCTCTCTGCACAAGCAACTGCGGCATCGTGCTCGTCGCGTCCGAACTTGACCACCACCTCGGTTTTGATGAGGCCACCGAAGCCGTTCGATGTTAGCCACTCATGAGCAACAGCGCGGCGATCTTCTGAGATGCTGCACTCTACCTCATTCTTGACCTCGATGACTTCGCCAGATTTGAGTTTGAAAGTCTCCAGTCCCAACTCTTGCATCAGGTCTGGGAGATCTTCTTGCTCAACACGCCTCATATCTTCCTTGGCGGTGGCCAATTCGGACTCTAGTCTGGTTACATTGCCGCGCAACTCGATCAGCAATTCTGCCAGTTTAACTGCACGTTGGATTCCATCGCTCACGTTTCGATCTCCACGGCTATGTAGCTGCTGGACTGCCTATCCCACTTTAAGATCTTCAACAAGCCGCCGGTCTTCTTGACGGCTATGCAAGCGGAAGCCGCGATGAGGGACGGATCTCCAACAGCTACGATATAATCTTCAGGCCCATAATCTTTCATCTGCTCTTTTATAGCGGAGATCAATGGGTTGACGTGCAACCTATTCGCATTTGGCGGCAGCATGACCACCAGCTCGCCAAACTTCTTGGCTGGCTCTAGGTTGATCGAAGGCAACCACAACTTGGTGGCTGAGTCGTACTTCGACGGTATTTGCGGCGCATAAACTTTAGACATCGATTTTCCTTTCTGGCGGTTCTAGGCTAATTATCGCTTTTATCAAGCCGCCGCGTCGCCCAGCACGACTGCGGCAACTCTTTGTTTCCTTTGCAAATTGCGTGATATCTGTTCGTCGATTGTGTTCTCTGCCGCGATGTCTATGTAAACGACATTGCGTTTGGTTCCGATCCGGTGCGCGCGGTCTTCAGACTGCAGCCGCGTTTCCAGGTTGAAGTCGTTGGAAAAGTAGATCACGGTCTCAGCCGCGGTCAGGGTTAAGCCGATGCCGCCGGATTGCGGCTGACCGACGAACGCTCTGGCCGAGCCG